TGTTCCAATAACTTTCGCCTATGTCACAAAAACTACAATGATAAGGACAGCCACGCAAACTTTCCCAAGTGACTTGAAACATTGTATCTGCAGGATACTTTGCCATAATAGGTTCGTAGAATCCTTCCAATATAGGTGAAGGTATATTGTTGATGTTTTTTCTACGCACTGCCGGCTCGGGCATATGATACAGTGTTTGTACGTTTGGAATAGTTGTCCAGTCGTCACCTGCTAATATGCTTTTAAATGCTTCTTCACCTTCGCCGTGTATAAACGCATCAAACATAGGATGCTTGTCAAAGAAGTCTGGGTCGTATTTGTTTATCTGCGGGCCGCCTGTAATAATCTTACATTGTCTAAACTTACGTTTAATTTGTTTAGCAAGTTCTCTATTGTATTCCCAGTTCCATACATAACTGCTCATAGCAACTAGTTCAGGTTGCTGCATGGTTGCTACATAATCTTTGGGCTCTATTTTTTCTATAAGAACGTCTTTGAGTGTCCAATCTTCGTTTTTACCATAGCACCATTGATAGCCTATTGCCAGTGGCAAAAACTTATTGGGCCCATGATTATCACTTGCTTGAACCAAGTAAATATTCATCTCAAGAATTCACGCCAGTCTAGTCCATATTGGATTGAATCTATACGATGTACTCCTATCAAATACAGCACATAACTTGCTACACTTGATCCACGTCCTACACCCCATACAATATTATTCTCACGCATAAAGTCTACGAGATAGATCATATATCTCAAAAGATTAATCATATCTCTATCTACAAATGCAACTAGTTCATCAAGACATCTACCCCATTCTTTCGTGTTTTCTACAATAGTAGGGTTTGAGTCTTGTAAATGTTCTTGTAGTTTAGCAAATATCCAGTGTTCAACACTAATTGACTTATATTCATTGGGCATAAACCATTCACCTTGACACACACCGTCAAAAGTCTTTTGATCTACATCTAATGGAATATACTTTTGTAGTTTGTCAAAGCCTTGTTCTTCCATAGCGGCATTGAACTTGTCTATATCATCTGATTGCTCACACAGAACTACATGACACTTGTCCACATGACCAGTATAGATCATATCAACTAAGTCTTTGTTTGTAAACCGTGGGATACCGAGTTTGTCTGTTTTCATAAGCATACACTTATTTTAACTTACATTGATTAAATCGTCAAGTGAATTATCTTGTTGTTCTTGTTCTTGTTTTAATCTAGCTGCTGCTCTACGAGACTCTATTTCTAATTTATAGCCATCGATGAGTAATATCATTTGTTGACGCATATCTTGATTATCAGTCATAAAATACATTTGATTTAACTTCAGCAATTTTTGCTCAAGCATTGTATCTGTATAATCTTTCATATTATTTTCGTGAGGATGAATCATGCTGCTGCTACAAATGTTCCCATGTGTTGTAGATAAACTGTAATACCGTTATCATAACTAAATGCTTTAATTAGTTGACATTTATTATTTACAGCATCAGTTGCAATAGCTGCACTACCGCCAAACTCTGTAGTATCTTCTACACGTAATGTACTCGGTATTCCTGTACTGTACTCGGCTGCAAATCCTACTGCACGTGGCGATCCGCTGTCGTGGAAAATTTGCATTATCATTTCTGCATATTGATTATTTGTTGGCCAACCTACTAGAGTAAGAGTTGTATCGTTTGGTAGTGTGACTTCAAAATGATGTGCATTTTCAAAACTAAGTTCTTGTGTCACAGATGCAGATACAATTGCATGTTCATGAGTTTGCTGACGACTATTGTATCTTAACAAGTCATTTTCAAAGAAATTATTTTCTTCATTTGTTTTTGCAGTATTATCTTGCAAATTCTCAATTTCTTGTTTTGAATATGTAAAGTTTGTTTTTATAGTATTGAAGTTATCTCTAAAACCCTGCGAGTCGTTATCCTGTCCTGCGACCGGATATGCATCATCAATAGTATCTGGTACAATGTTGCTTGCCATTATAATTCCTCTCTAGTGTATATTATTTATACGTTTAATTTGTAATTACCAAAAACTATGAATTGTTCTTGATCTAATTCTTCTGTTCTGTCTACAATATATCGATCAATATCGTATTGTAATTGCTTAAAGTCAAACGCACTGTTTATGATATTTTCTATTACAGTTTCTGCGGTTCCTGGCTTTACATAGCACAGTGGCATAGCTGTCACATAGTCTAATTCGTTGCCAAACTCTTCCTGCGAACTACGCATCCACAACGGTAAAAATTCTCTGTCATTGGCTCCAATATCGTTAATACGTTTTCGCATATTTCCAATGTTGCTAATCCAACGTTTGACATTTTGATTTTGACTTGCTTGTACACCTGTAGTGTCTACAGTAAGTACATTTGTTTTAGGTCTAAATCTAAACGAATCGCCGCTGTTGGCACTTGTAGAAGCACTTGGTCTAAATGCAACAACTATTCCTGTTTGTAGTGTAATTGGAATAATGCCAGCTGCTAAAATTTCATAGACTGCATCTCTACCTACAATTTCAAAAGTATTTCCAAATGCGCCAAATCTTATAGGATCGCCTTCTCGCATTGTTATACTATATAACTCTGCGCCTTCCTCTGATGCAGTGGTATCATCTTTGATTTCTATTTTAACATCATTCACTGATAGTTTTGTAGCAGTTCTTGTACTTACATTTAATGCTGTGTTTCCTACTTTTGGCTGTGCTGGATCTAAAATTTCTACATATACAACTTCATAGAGTACTTCATTTGTTCCTGGCACTTTTGCAATAGCACTTTTTACATTTCCTAAGAAGAAGTTTTTCCTCACATGATTTAATGCAATACTGCTCGCAAAGTTTCTAATACTTTTTGCTTCAATGCCTGCGTATACAAGTGTTCTTAGATCTTTTTGTACACCAAAGTTTTCGTCATACGGTCTGTATATAAACTCAGGTTTAAAAATATCATAATCATTTATAAAGTTAAGGAATGCAGTTTTTTGTGTTTGTTTTAAAAATGGTTTCATAAACACATTGCTGTATACTTTATCATCAGTATCGGTTATACGTACTGTGAATTCTTTTATTTCTGCACTATAGCCAAATCTGTCTCTTGCTAATACTCTAAACGTATACACTCTATCTAATGTAGTTGTTCCGCCGTCGAATGTTGTGGTTCGTGTATCAAGTGCAGTTAATCCCAATCCATTACTGTCTGGAAATTGGTTAGGCTTACCAGTTATCTCGCCATCTGCTTTAAGTTCTAAACCGTTTGGTAATTTGCCATCTATAAAATCATAACGTAAATTTGCACCCACAAGTGTAGTCGTTGCTTCTAGTTTTACATAACTAGGACGGTTAGCAGGCAGTGTGCCTAGGTTGCCATCAGTTATCCAATTAATAGTACTTTCTACTTCACCTATAACATTTAGTGTAAATGTTTTAATTGTGCTTACAGCTTCGTTTTGAATTACATTTAATTTCTTCTTTATCAATGTTTGTGCTGCAACACCTAGTGTGAGCTGGACACCAGACAAGCTATTTAATCCATTACTTAACGAGAAACTTCTTTGTAATGGTGTATCAGTAAACACTTTAAAAAATTGTAAACTTCTATTAATTTCTACATTGTCTAAAACACTATCGTCTGTGACAAATAAATTTTGATTCAATATAACAGATTCTATAACTGCATTTCTTGGTATATCAAATATTATTTGTTTATCTTCTAATCTAACTAACTTGAACAAATTAGTTGTGTCAATTCCTTGCGTTTGTAGCCATGATTCTAACGCACTACCTAAATCTTCGTCACCAGGATCGTTTAATCCTATAGCACTAAAATTAAATTCTAAATCTCCTGCACTATCTGCTGCTGTTATAGTGTAGCGTACCATCTTATGCCATATTTTTGCTGTTGTACTTCCTGGAATAATTTCAGTAGGACTGTCTTGCAATAGGTATTGTTCACTGTCGCTGTAATTTAAACTACGGTTTTTCCATGCTGCTTCTCGGCCATCCAATGAGTCAACAATATAGATGTAATTTTGCCCTACGTCATTAGAAAATGCTGTGCGTAATCTTTTATATTTGTAAGACGGTTCTAGTTCACGTGCAAGATTTAAGATATCGTAATCTTCATTATCTGAATTAACAGACTCAATTACATAACCCAAATTGTCAATTTGTATTTCTTGTGATATAAGTTTATCTAAGTCAGTTATACCGTCGGTAATATTTTGACTTATCTTACGGATTTTAAGTTGTGTTTTTCCACTAATTGTATCTTCGTAAACACTTGTGTTGATTTCTTCTACATCGTTTGTATCAATAAATTGTCTTAGTGCTTCAACAGTAAATCTATATTCTTTTGATACTGCTGGTTGATATGGAATAGTACCTGCCAATTCTCCTGTCAGTCCGTCTAATACTAATCCGTCTGGTAGTAGACTTTCAGTACCGTCGTCGTTGAATGGTTGTAAGTTATAACTTATTTCTCCAAGCAATGCATTTGGATCGTATACATCTAGATATAATGTAGTATAATTATTTGCACGTTTTACACCTAGATTGCCAGGAGTTAGCCAGATTGGATTTCTAAGGAAAGTATTATCTGCTGTAAATAATCCTGTAGCTGCTTTCATTATTGTGTTATCAGAACGTAAAAAGTCATCTCCAACAACGTAAATACTAAACTCACGTTTACTAAAACTAGTATCGTCTTGGACTGTGACTGTAAAGGTATAATTTCTGTTTAATTTTTTTGGTAATCTAGTTCGTTCTGCAAATCCATAAAATGTAGTGTCATAAAAATAACTATCAAATCCGTTATCGTCTACTACAAATAAATCACTAGGACCCGAATCAAAAGGATCAACATCGTATCCTGCTTCTTGATCTAAGTCAAGTCCTAAAATTGGATCAACAAATCCACTAATATTACCATCTGTACTAAGTGTTAACCCTGGAGGAAGTTCTCCGTCATCCTGTGCAATAAAATAATTTAACACTTCGCCGGCTCGTAAATCACTATCAATTGCTTGCAATTGGAAGTCTACTGGAGCACTGTCTAAAACAAAAAATGCAGTGTTGAGTCTATCTGGAGGAGTAGGTCCATATACTAATGTGTTAATAATTTCCCATGTACGTTCAATAGCATTATAACTTTTAATAATAAAGTCAAATGTATCATCAAAAATTTGCACCCAAACTTGTTCATCAAATGGTGATATAGGCGAAGTCTTACTTACAGTGTAATTCTGCGAAGCCCATACTTGTGTATCGTCATTGTATTTTTTTAAACTTAAATCCAATCCATTGTTATCTTTGTTGGTGTTAAACCAAAAAATATCAATGTTAGGGTTAGGAGTAGTATTTGTAATACTGAAAGTAAAGCCTGCTCCAAATACTCCTTGTAATTGTGTTTCATTAGCTCTATACCATCTGGTATTTATTTTGTACCAAACCTGTTGTAAAGAAGTCACAAACGCCCAGTCGCCACTTGCACCAGTTTCTCTACTAGGTATGTTTTCATAAATTGTGACATCTTGATCAATCCATGTACTATCTACCGAACGTTTAAATCCAAATTCTGTATTTAATGTGTCTACCCAATATTGATTTCTAAAACTTTTCTTTAAAGGTAGTGGACCCGGAGCTGTCTGCCAAACAGGAGCGTCTTCGCCGTTTACTGTAATAGTAAAGGTTCTATCAGCAATACCAGTATCATTACTAGCTCTAATTACAAATTCAAATTCAGTTGTTTTGCCTACTTCAAAAGGAGTACCTACAAATGCATAATCTTCTATTCTCAATCCCGGAGGAACTTCTCCAGATAATATAGTTAAGGTAATACCATCTGTAGATTCTAATGGAATAGGTATTGTTGTGACTACACGTTCTTCGACGTTCGCTAAGTCACCGTTAAGTTTAGTCCAAATAGGTAAAGCCATTTATGCACCTTCCGCAAAATTATCACTTCCTGCAGAACCAAAATCAACACTTGGTCCGACATCGGCAAACAAGCCACTATCGCTTCCAAAGTCTACATCTAATGTTTTAATAATAAAATCAATAATACTAGTTGCATCATTATCAATATCGCCAAAATCAAAAGTAAATACACCTGCAAGTTGATTTGCTGTAATGCCATTTATTGCCGCAACATTTGTTATTTCGTTATTGTCAGCATTTAATGTTGCACTAAGTTGTGGCGCTGTTTCTCCGGAAATTACACCTCTAACTCTAATTTCAGGTCCTACTGAATTTACGCTTACAACAGCACCCTCTTCACCTGTCACAAATATTGGTTGTTCTACAGGTGTTGTAATAGTTGCTACTCCATCTGTGAATCGGCTTTGACTCTGTGGTGTACTAAGATATATTGTAGTTCCATCATCGCTTACTCTGATGTTCATTGTTTCTGCAAATAAAGGATCAGGAGATAGTTTTCTAAATTGGAAATCGTTTGCAACTTTTTCAGCAAAAACACTATAACCCGAGCTACCTATGTTGCTTGCTGTAATTTCTGTAAATCCAGCGACACGTAAATCTAAATCATCAAAGTTCTGATTAGCTTTAATAAAGGCTTCACGTAAATCGTCGCCTGTTCCGTCGTTCGCTAAAACGCCTACATTTATTGTTTGAATTGCCATGCTAGTCTCCGTTTTATATATTTATCAGAAACTTATCCTATTGACGTCCACCCAGTTGGTTTATATACTTGTACTTCATCATCTGTAAGATTATATATCATCATACCCTCAACCGCAGGAAGTGGCTCGTCTCCTGTTTCTACTTGTGGTAATTGTAAACCAAATGGGTTATTTACACTAGGAAATCCAACTGCGCCAGCTGTTCCTGCACCGTCTGTGTCATTAACATAGGCAAAGAATGTACTTCCGTCAAATATAATTTCTCCAATTTCTGGATTGGCTGGTACGCCTGTAGTTGATCCTAATCTAAGTCTACCTGCTGTAATATCAATTCTACTACCAGTGGGTACAGTTAATTCCATATCACCTGTAGTGTTGCTAATGTTTACTGCACCAACAATAAATCCAGCACTAAGGTTTTGTGTTGCAGTAATATCTTGTGCTTGTATATTACCTCCTGTAGTAATATTACCATTTGTAAGAGCAATAGTACTGTTTGTACCAGTAATACCTGTTAAAATATCTAATGTTTCTATACTAACATCTTTTAGTGTATTTGTGTTTGTACTTGTAGGTGCTTGATTAAATGCATCTGCTTCTATTGCTATACTACTACTTGCACCTCTTCCTGTCACTGTTTCTAAGGTATCAGTTTCTTCGGTTATTAATCCTGTTTCGTCAAATGTAAGTTCGGCCTGTCCTGATCCTGTATTAACTGTTGAAGTGATTCTTCCAAATCCAATTACATCCGAACCTTTGAGATACTTACCTGTGACACTGTCAATTGCTGTAAGGAACGCTGCATTTACATAGGCACTATCATTTATTAGTTCACTGATTACATCCTGCTGTCCTTTAATAAGTGCATTAGGTGGTGTATAACTTATTTCGCCATAGCCGGCATCTCCCTTTGTTTTGCCAAGGTCTAAACTACCTCTACCACTTGGAGGATTTACATCAATTGAAAGACTGCCTGCTATTGTTTCACTAAAAATAGCATCTTGTATAGATTCTGTATCACCGCCGGAATTTGGAACTGCCTTCCATTCAAATCCGTTGTATTCTAAATAATAACCATTTATTGCAGCGGCAGTATCGACATCGCCGATATCATTAATACTATCTACTGTATTACTAATTATTGGTTTATTTTGTATAAATGCTAGACTAGTGTTATCTGTTTCAGTCCAATCTGATTGAATAGGCACACCAGTAAATGCTTCACCACCTAAGTTTATGTTTGTAGCATTAATAGTTCCTACATCAGTGACACCTAATGTAGTTGCACCTGCAACTTGTAGACTAGCTAATGTTGCCAATCCTGAAGTAGTTAAAGTTGCACTACTTAATGAACCTGCAACACTTAATTCAGTAAGATTAGCAATACCACTGTTTGCAAGATCAAGTGTATCACCTACCGGTATTTCTTTGATCTTATTTGCATCATCTGTGTCTACTACTAGTGGAAATCTGTTTGCCATTCT